GGTTATCCTCCTTTCGAACTCCAACTACCACTGGTTGGATTCAGGTTTAAGTTAAACTGAGTCTGATCTTTGATAGAATGAGACTCCATTACTGACTTTATGGATTCAGGAAGTACTTGATAATTCCATGACTTCTGAATTAGATTGATAGCAAGATTATATTTGCGCGCCTTTACTAGGAAACTTAGTTTTTTCTGTATTGTCGTTAAATCTCTAACATAAACTCTCGTATTGGACATAATGAGATATTGAATGATCTGGTCAATACCACCTAACTTCTGAAGTTCCTTGACTTCCTTAAGTCTTTTCTTAAGGTTCTCTTCGATCAATCTGTAGGACTTCACGCCGGTGGAATAGATATTGAGTGAGTGCCATCTCTTAGACAATGATACGCAACTTTTTATATTAATCAACGCGTCTTTGACGGACACTCCTTTGGAGCCGCTGTGCTTCAATTTTCTAACCTCGTCTTTAACTTGCTGATACATCTTTCTCTCTTTTTCATCTAGCTTCGATACCGTTAAATTTACTGATCCATGAAGAAGATAAGAAAGAACTGTTCTTTCGTTTGCTTTAGATACTCCAGATCCACCTTGGCTGAATAGTCCAGGTAAGGATGAGTATCTTTTGTTTCCTCTAGCAAGTCTAATAGAAGTTTGGAGGCATGTATTTCGAACAGCTCTAACTAGTTTAATCCCCGTAAAATGTCCACGTGGTTGGGTCGCTAGTTTGTAGAGATCGTCGGATACCAATACTCCTTTCTTCTTATCAATACTTCTCATTCCTGTAGCTTGGGATAATCTTATAGATTCTGTAACTATTGCCTTACGACCGATTCGTTTCACGAACCTTTCACAAAATACTCCATAATTTCTAGATTTGAAGCATTTCGTGTCGTTTAATAATAACTTAATTTTAGTTACATTTTCTTTATAGATTTTGATTTCTTCTTCTGTCCATAACCCAATTAAGTCATCTCCGCAAGTCTTAAATGAGCGGATATCCGTATGTTTTGCACAAAACGCGTTTAATATGCTTAGAATAGTCCAAGAAGGACCTAAGCCCATAAGTGCACCACATGTGACAGGTTTGGACATATCTCCAGATCCTCCTTTGACAGATAACTCATGAGGAGCAAAAACTAGACTGACTACCTTATCAAACCAAGAAGGCTTGCTAAAGCCTTTGGTGAGGTGTTCTAATACATATTTCGCTGTGTCTAGTGATATAGGATCTGTAGATTTCTTGAAATCAGCAGAGAATAAATGCAACTTCCCAGAACAATTCCTGTTCTCCAACGTGATAGCCGTATTTCTGATAATATCTCTAGAAATCGACCAATTTTTTACAAATGGTAATAAGTATTGGTTCAATGTTCTAGCGGCCCACACTACTTCTGATGTATGCATCGTTGGTACTCGAATTTTTCCTTCAGGTAATATAAGTGGAAAGACCTGTGCTCTATAAACTGTAGTACTATATATCGGGTCTGCGCTCCTTTCCAAAACCTGTTCGAATATGCTTGAAGTTGTAACCTCTTTCAATGGTTCAGACTTAACTGAATCATCTGAAAATTGTTCTCTCCCCAACATAAGATTTGCAAATAACTTGTTCTGCCCTAGGTACTGATTCAATTCGTACTCATACAGCTCTGCATCATCATGTACTTCATGAGTTAGCTCATTTAATTCTGGTCCTTCACCTGTTTTTTCAACAGGATCAGAGAAGTTCATGGGAGCATCTGAATCCCACGGGGTAAAGTTATTATTCTGAGTGAAGGCTAACCTGTCAAAGAATGGTTGTGGTGCTACTGCGCTATATCTCGATAATATTTCCGAGCAACCTCCTTTCTTACTGTTAGCATTTATAGTTGATTTTAATCCCGGATTTGGTAATAGACCGTTATCAAGATTGAAATGAAAGCTCCTAAACATGGCTAATTTTCTGCATTTCTCTCTATTGATAAATTCTTTAATATCGAATAAAACATCCGGTTGGATTTTCTCTTTCTCCTCAGTCAACCTTATGAAAGCATCTGAAACTTCACGATCGACGTCTTCTTTCGACGGCTTTGGTAATCTGATCGCTCGGGTTAAAGTCGAAGCAATAAATAGTTGTTGCTCTTCTTTACCTCGATTTTTAAATTTATACATATTTTTATTATAGATTCCAAAGGCCTTTCTTCTAAGGTCGTGACACACATTCCCTACCTTTTTCTTCATATCTCTATTGAAAATCAATCCTAGAACCATTTTTATATATTTACATAAGATTCTACGATTGTTGGGATATAAGGAAACTTGGTCCTCATATAAGTTTATATTTCCATATATGAGGCGAAGGAACAATGATGTAGCGCTCCAATTTCTAATTAGAGTGTCTAAGTTTTCTCTTGCTTTGCTACCATTTCTCCATTTGCTGGCAGCCTTCTTTGAGCTAGGCAACCCAGTAGAACTATCGATCAACTTACGATGACGTAAGAAGATATTGCTAAATCTCACTAATTTGTAAAAGGAAGACAAAATATTACATTTTCTTCTCTTATTAGTAGGTTTAGGTCCGATAGTTAGACTTGCCGAATAAATATTATTCGTCTGGTCAAGTATGCTGCTCGATGATTTAGGATGGGATTTCTCCCTTGAAGGCGTCGTTCCTATTGAAGCCTTAATGTTGTTTTGCCTCAGGATCTGTCTCTGACAGTCCTGACGTGAGATCGCATTGGTGGAAGTAGGACACTCTTCAAGTTTGATATATTTCATTCTATAAAATCGTTG